CGCATCATTTCGGAAAATACATATAACATAACATAACATAAGAGATAATTCAATAACCAACTATCGTTAATTGTCCCAACGGACTTTCTGTGTAGTTTTACGTCTTCACGGACTTTCTTCAACAAAGAATAATAGAAAACATAAGAAAGAAACAATAAGAAATAAATGAGTGTGACTTACCCTCTTTTCACTAAAATTCAAAACCTAACAATCTGTGGCCTCTCAGACCACAGCGCCCGAAATCTTCCGAACGTACTAATTGCCGTAGCAATTGCATCCGTAATACTTCCGACATCAATCGAATTTGGCACCAAGCTGTATCTCTGATACACAGCAAAACCCAGACCCTGAAGACGTGCACGATGCTTGTACACCGACAAAGTATCCAAAGCACTCTCATATCTCTCTGCCCACATAGGTTCATCAGCGCTCACTGCCATTGAAAACTTCTGAATACGCTTAAGTGGATCAGGCACAAATGCCACACTCTGCCTGTCCGCTTGCAACAAAACAAAGTTCGATGCAAAATACGGTGCCGCAGTAATGTAAAACTTCGCCAACAAATTAAACTGTTCAGCCAATGCCTGCACAGCCGTATCTGCCCTTACCACCTCGCGCGCACATATCAATGAGTCATCACCCATGAACAAAGCCCATGCTATATCAGTACCCCTGTATGCATACAACACAGACATAATGTTCAGGATGCCGTTACCAAACGCAGTTGTAGCATCACCTGATTTACGCTGGTACCTAACGTGCAAACTGATACCCAGCGCCATCGACCTGACATTGCAGTGCTCATGACCATCTTCCCACCTACGCAACAATGTCTCATCCATACCCAACTGACGGAAAACGTACTCTTCCAAGGCAAACGCAAATTCACCCTGTGACTTATCATACTTACTAAAGTCATTCTCAAGGTATTTCAAATTAGCTGTTCCCCAAGGATGATGAGCCTGTACCTGTTGTCTTAGCTTCTCCAAGTCCTTCAATAAATTCAACTGGAAATTGCTCTTCAGTAGAGACTGCAACCGTCTAACCAAAACCCTAAAAACCGAGCTGAACAAACTCGTCAACGGCTTCGTATGATACACGATCACTTGAGGCTCAACGCGCTGCCGCAACGGCTTATCAGATAACGGAGGCTTTGCATCAGATTTCAACATCGCAATGTACTCCCCTACATCCATCTCCTCCAAAGCACGGAAATCCTCCATCATCTCCTTATCTATGGCCTTAATGCTACCCGATTTAGCCTTCTTCAACCAATCCTGATATGCCTCTTCCTGCAAACCTACAATATCCTTCTGATATTGTTTCAACTGTTCCCTGGCCTCCTCATGACAAGCTACATCCAGAAAATTATCCCAAACGTCAGCAACCAAATTGCTCATATCCTGGGGCCGTGCCACCACTGGCGCAGAAAGATTTCGAGCTGCAGCTGCAGACAATGTCTCTTGGAAAACTTGGGGTCTCTTGGTCACCCCGTATGCCCGCAGATTACTTGCGTATATCTGCTTCGATACCGGTACCTCACCAAACAAATAGGGCAACACCAACCTATCTGCAGCCAAGGACCTATCCTGATCATCCACCGAAATGGATGTAGGATCATACAAGAAATCCTGAGACGCCATCCCAGGAAAAGCAGCTTCATGCAAATCATTCATCGTATCCATATACCCAGGGTCCAAGGAATAATCCTCCACCATGATACTCTCTGGATCTGCTGTGGGCACCGCGTCCGACATCTGCAACACATGTCTATTTTGTGACCCAGCATGGAAATCATTCGCCTGTCGCATGGCCTGCACCACACGCAATGCCTCATCTGTAACCACATTCATACCGGGTTCCCTAGTGCTCACATAATCCGAGAACAACA